CTTCCCTAACTCCCCAAACGTCAACGATACCTTTGTAAGTAATGGTCGTACTTGGAAGTGGAATGGTACCACTTGGGACCTTGTTCCTATTGGGCATACTCATGCTACTGCTGACCTTGTAGACTTTGCAGTTGGTACGCCTGCAACTGGTCAAGCACTTGTTTATAACGGCACTAAGTGGGCTAACAGTGCAGCGTTACCACAAGCATCAGTAACAAACCTACCCTCTGACCTTGCTGGTAAGGCTGCACTAACGCATACTCACTATGCTTCAGATATTAACACTTATGTTTCAAATGTTTCTGGCGACTATTGGGTTGGGCAGGACAACCCTGTTGCCAACCGTCTAGTAAAAATGAATAACACTAGTCCGCAAACTTTTTTTGTTCAGGCGTACTTGCTAAATGCTGGTGACCGCATGGATGTTATTCAGATGAGCACCGGCTCTGTAACTTTTGCAGCTTCAGGTGTCACTTTGCGTATGCCTACTGGTAAAACAAAACTTACAGGGCAGTGGTCTGCTGCAACGGTTATTTGTGTTACTTCTGGTAGCGAGTACGTTGTTGTGGGTGACCTAGCCTAATGGGTGATAAACTAAAGACAACTGGGCAGTATTCTGCTGCGACCGTGCAATGTGTTGCTGCTGGTGTTTACGTCCTGATTGGAGATATCGCAGCATGACCCCACCGATTACTCTTGGTATTCTTGCTTCTGCAGGTAAAGGCAAGGTTTACTACATCGCAACAGCCTATTCAAATGCTTTAAACCAAATTTCACAAATGGGCGGAGCTGCGCTTGACGCTACAGGTAATGCCTATTTTTATGGTGGAACACAAACAGGAGATAATCAACAAGTATTATCATCAATGCTTGTAAAAATTACACCTTCAGCAACGGTAGCATTTCAAAAAGACCTTGGAAAAGTTGGCAACTATGGCTACAGTTACAAAGGTCGCCTACGCTTAGATGCGTCAGGCAATATTGTTGTAATCTCCAACAGTGGTGGAACTGGTCGACACCTGGTAGCACGCCTTCCGGCAGATGGAAGTTCACTCGCCTATCAGCGCGAACTAAGAGACAACTTTATGAACCAATTTGTTGGCTTTGATATCGACTCAAGTGGTCGCTACCTAAACAGCTATTGGAACGTTGCTACAGGTTACGATATTGGAATTCAGCACATAAATCCAACAAACCAACTTTCTTACGGCGTGGGCACAAGTTACCAAACAAGCGAGCTAGTAGGTGCCTCTGGCATAGTAACGGACTCTTCCGGAAACTGCTACCTTGCTGCTATCATGACAACCGCTCCATACGGTGGAGACAAAGACGCATTTCAGTTATTTAAATGGAACATTGATGCCAACACTTTTGGATTTGGTAAGTTCCAAAAACTTACTGGATGGTACTCAACTGGATATCCACGCTCACTTGCAATTGATAAAACTAACAACTTCCTGTACTCGTCATTCATAAAGCCAGATAGTACTGGAAACCAGAAGCCTGTTATAACTTCGTATAACACAGCTGGAACTTGGCGTTGGACAAAGTACATCAACATAGCAAATACTGAAATGCGCGACATCGCCGTGGACTCTGCTGGCTATGTTTATGTTGTTGGCTCATCTAACAACAATGCTTTAATTTTGAAACTAGATTCAAATGGAAGTATTATTTGGCAACGAAAAATTTCTGTAACTGTTTCTGGTGTAGCACAAGGCTTTAGGTTAGATGGAGTTGCAGTTGATGCAAAGGGTAACCTTGCAGCATCTGGTAGTAGTGGTTCTGGAAACAATAATGGAAATCACACAATGCTTAAACTTCCAACTGATGGCTCAGTAACTGGAACGTACACTGTTGGTTCTCAAGTATTTACTATTGCTACCGAATCTGTCACTTTGACCGATGTCGCTATTACTCAGCCGACACCTTCAATATCACTTTGGAGCACTGCGCCAACAAATAACGCTTACTCTACTACGCTTGCAAATAACGGTAACGCTATTACCACTAAGACCCTCTAACCTAAGGACTAATTATGATTTACATGGCACCAGATGGCACCTTCCCTCTATACCTAGGCGACGTACAGCTTGTTGACCCAGATTTTACCGTTGGCGCAGCCCTTCCTGAGGGCTGGAAGGCTGTAGTAGAAACCGAACAGCCTCCTTACGTTGTTGACAAGTATATTGAGGGTGGTGAGCCAACTGAGATTGATGGCGTACTGACTCAGACTTGGATATACCGCGATTTGACTGCTGAAGAAATTGAGCGTCGTGATGCGCCTATCACTGCTAAGGCTAAGCTTATTGCGCTTGGTCTAACTGAGATTGAAGTTCAGGCTCTTACCCGCTTCTAAACAAAGCATGTTATGCTAAACCCTGAAGGCAAAACCCGAAGGGAATAAAAAGCATGCTTGAAGCATTACAGAAAGATAGCAAGGAACGCTTCTGTTCAATGATGGAAGCCGCCATGACAACTTTTGATGACAAAGACATGGCAAAATTTCTTGACGCTATCAACGACCTTGAATGGTCTACACGCGAACTAGCTAACAAACTAACAGACTTAGGTTTCCCTGTGTCTGACCAGAAGATTTGGAAGCACCGAGCGAAGAACTGTCGCTGTGCTCGATGACCTAAAACCTACCGAGTCGGTAAAGGTTCCTAAAGACTTTCGTGCAGGCATCGAGTTCGATGGTGAGAACGGTGTAGCAACTACGCCTTACGCTGAGGCTCCTAAGAGTTTTGAAGAGATGCTAGAATCGGCGGGATTAGACCCTGCCGAGTATGAAATTGTTGGCAATCCGCGCTTGTCTAAATGGCAGCAGCGAGACGGCGGAGATTACCTAACATCTTTCCGTTTCACTTTCACTAAAAAGGCAGGCAGCATTGTTGACCTGCCATTGTTGTATGCTCAGGCAAAGCAAAAAGTTAGTTTGAAGCAGCAGCCAGCTGGTGACAAAGTGTTTGTTATTGTTCCAGCCGACTATCAAGTGGGCAAGAGCGCGTCCCGCGGTGGGACCCCTGAGTTGATTGAGCGCGTGTTTGCATCGTATGCGCGTATTGAGCAGAAGTTGAAGGCGGGCAAGTGGTCGCGTATCGTTATCGTGGACGCCGGAGACATAGTAGAGTCCGTGTCGAACGCAGCATCTTTGGCTCAGCTTCAATCCAACGATTTATCTCCGATGCAGCAAACGGACGTCGCAGCATCTTTGATGTGGGACTTAATCAAAATGGCTCACCGGTACGCGCCAGTAACTTATTGCACGGTGGGCAGCAACCATTGCCAGTTCCGTTACAACGGTCAAACCGTAGGCAAGCCGGGCGTAGACGACTGGGGAATCGTAATCTTGCAACAGTTGCGTCGCCTATCAGTGGAAGTGGGGCTGGACGTTACTTACGTAATCCCGCAACCTCACGACGAATCGGTAGCATTTGACCCGTTCGGTGACAACTTTCACGTGTTGGCGGTTGCTCATGGGCATCAGGCTAAGCGCCCAAATAGTGTGCAGCAGTGGTTGGAGAAGCAAACTTTTGGTCACGGTCCCGTGTCTAGTTTTACCACTTTTATTAGTGGGCACTTTCACCACCTGCGTGTGGAGGAGCTTGGTCCTTCACACAATGGTGGGTCTCGTTACTGGGTCCAAGCCAGCACCAGTGATAACGGCTCCGATTGGTACCGTTTAACTTCTGGCTCCGAAAGCACCACGGGCATAACTTGTTTTGAGTTGGAGCGTGGCGTGCATTTTCAGGGAACAGTGTATAAACTGTAAGAGCGCAACAACGTGGGATTCGTTCGAAAGAGGGGGTCCCACGTTTTCTTTTTGCATACCCCCTAGGAGTCGAACCTAGGCTAACGGTGTTGGAGACCGTTGTGCTACCGTAACACTTGGGGCACTCGCTCTGGTAGGAATGCGACCGTCCGGAAGCCCATTACCAGTTCAACCCTTCCCGGGTTTAGCTTTATGAGTTGAGTCTTTTGGACTCAGCTTCAATAATTTCTATTGTAGTAGCTTTTGTAACTGAGTCATGCTTGGCGCATTCGCCAGTTAGCGGCAAGAATGGCTTCGTGTGTTCTGGGCGCTCGCCGTAGTGCGGGTCGTTCAGAGCGTGCCAAGTGTTGTGGCAGTGGTCGCAAATCCGGTGCAGGTTGCCCGGAGCGTTATTCATGGTATTTTTATCAGGTCCATGATGACGGTCTGAAGCAGGTCGTCCAACGCATCCAACGATTGGAATAACTCCTCCGCCTGCGAGTTTAAGACCTGCCCACTCACAGACCATGCCTGCATGGATTGGATACATTTCTTTAGCTCGCTTACGTCCAGTAGAAACTGGGTCACTGTACTCGCTGAGAGATTTAGTGCCTTGATAGCCGTCGTCGATGTATCCATTATCAATCCCTGTCGTTATGTCGGCAGTGTCTTCTTGTGTGAGGACGTTACCTGCCATGTCAAATTTTACTTCGCCACCGCAACAGCATTCTTGTTCGATTACTTCAAGCCATACGTGTTCGCATTCGTTGTGGAAGCCTGCACGGCAACCGAAGCAAGGGTTATCGCTTCCAGTACTCATCTTTATCCTCGCTGTCAATGTAGCCTAAGATGTCGTTGATTGATGACTTGTTGTTGGTGGCGTCAACCTTTAGTAGTTCAACACCTGAGAACATTTTGTAACCGGCACTGGTTGATTCGGCAACACCTAGGCGACCCTTTACTTCACGGCTCAAAGAGTTCTGGGTGACGGGCTTCTCACCGTTCTCTGCACACCATTCACGGTAAGCGTTGTAGAGAGATACCTTAGCAACAGTTGCAGTGTCGGCAAGGATGGTCTTCTCGTCCAAGAACTTTGCAATGTGGTCTTCTTCGTGACGGTATGACTGGGTTGCCATCTTGACCGACTCAGGCTCACTGAAGCCTTGAATGGTTACACGGACAGCGCCGTCAATCATCCACTGCAGAATACCTGCACCCTCTTCTTCTACAAGGGTCTTTGCTAGGTTCTCTTTGCGCTTGTCTGCCGGAATGGTCTTGTTGAAATCAATCTTACGAAGTCTTCTCCAAAACCCGTCACCACCAGACTTAACCTCTGGAAGGTGATTAACTGCCATAAAAAGTGTGTGAGTAGGCTTGAAGTCAAAGAAGTTCTGCCCCATAAAACGAGCCGACAAAGTGTCACCACCAGTAAGCATCTTGACACGAGATTCATTGAACTTACCATCAGGGCGCGTCTCTGAGGCGACCGCCAACCGTACGCCTCGTAGTCGAGCAATGTCAGCTGGGTGGGCGTTACCAGTAGTGTCCAAGAGGAAGTTTTCCGGCATGGTCGCTGCATAATCGTTTAGGATTCCTGCGATGACGTCGATGATGGTTGACTTACCATTGGCTCCAGTGCCAACAAATACTGGTAGAACATGGAAGCGTGAATCTCCGAATAAGGAAGCTCCGAAAAGCTCTTGTACGTAAGCAATGCGCTCAGCGTCTTCAATAGTTTCTCTGAGGAAGGTGTCCCATAAAGGTGTATGTGCTTGTCGCGGAGTGACGGATGTCTGTCGAGTGTTGAGGTCGACACCCTTAATGGCAGGTCGCAGTTCACCTGTGAGCAAGTTGACGATGCCATCAGGCGTACAAATGCTGTTCGCCTCCGCGTCCAAATCAATTGCAGGTATAAGAATTTCAGGCGACGTAGCGCTGATAGTGATGGCATTATTTAGTCTCTCTTTGTTTTGTGAAGACTCAATCCAACGGTAGCCTTCTTTGCCTAACTCTAACGCTTTAGCAGGCTGCAAAGCGTCAATGGCGGTCTGAATAATGGATTTATCTTTATCGATTACGTAACGGGAACCATCCCAGTAATGCCAACCAACATCGGTCACATGACGGTAGTTGCCCTGCATCCAATAGTTTAGACGGAATGAGTTAGAGGCGTCATTGAAACCCAATACGTCAATGGACTGTTGGTAAACTTCCATAAGGTTTTCGCGACCATCATCAGTGACAGCCTCAAGTTCTAAACCCCTATCGCTACCAGAAGAAGCAGCATTATGCTGGTGCCCGCGAACCTCTTCCTTCAACTTTGCAGGGCTGAACGATTCAACACGTGCAACAGCCCAACGATTAGCAGACTCCAACTCACCCTTATTCATCTCACGAGCAGGAGCATCCTTCAAAAACGCACGGAAACGCTCATCCAAGATAGTGACCAGTTTGTGTGCTGACGACTCAGTAAGGCAGCCGTTACGGTGAGCAGCGTTAACCTTAATCAACTGCTGAACCAGCCAACCATGACGCGACTTAGGTGCACCATTAGTAGGAGCAACCGACTGGAACAAGTGAGTCACCCAGTGGCAATCCTCAGCGACATACTCCCACTCAGAAGAACCAGAAACAAGACTAAACTCTTCAGGCATCGTGTGTACTGAAGTGAAACCGTGAGTGATAAGAACATCATCCAACTCAGCCAACGATAGCGGACGCCACTGTTCAGGCAGGTCTACACGTACAGGTACCGGATTAGCCACGTCCTTATAATTAACGCCTCCAACGGCGCGGAAAATACGTGGGAGGTCGAACACTGAGTCAAGTTGACCGCCTTGGGAAGCAGCCATATACCTAACAAACGCACCCCATCGAGCCAAAACCCCTGCAGCTTGCTCCTGCGTGTAATCTTCCTCTGGGTCAATAGCCCAATATGGTTGTAACCCATGCCCCGAATGTACAACAGCACTAGGGGCAACACCAATAAGCTCCGCCAAAAGGTCGACCAACTGTGACGCATTGCCCTCAGACTGAATACCAGTGTCTTTGTAGTCGATGTCAACCCAGACCGCTGCGAGACGTGTGATGTCATTTGCCGTGGCTCGCCCAGACACGTTGGAAGGGTTAATCTCATACCAAACATTCGCTTTCATCTCAGTTAAAGCTTCAACAACAGTGTCAGCAAACGACACCTTCGCCTGCTTCACACGGAAACCCTGCGTTGCAGACTGGTAGCAAACCGTTACGGAGTCATCCTCAACGTAACCTAAACGTTCTAATAGTTCTTGAAAAGGCTTGGTCATTGCCATTCGTCTCATCCTTTCGGGGGTTGAAAGAGAACCTAGAGCACACAAGGGGGCGCATGCTCTAGGTTCCCTAGGTTTGTGAACCTTAGATTAGTTCCTCTGCAAGAACAGCCTTCACATCGTAAAGGTTAACCTTTACCGCTGCAGCAATCTCTGCGTCATCGAAACCATTCTGGCTAAGGGTCTTAATCTTAGTCACCTGTTCTGCACTAAGTTTAGCACCTTCTTCAGTTGCACCAGAACCGAGCAAAGCATCAACAGCCTTGCTAGAACCAGTACCTTCAGCAATCTTCATGCCGTACAACTTAGTTGCGTTGAAACGCTTGTTAGCGTTCGGCTTCTCACCAGTGAAAGTGATAGTCACAACCTGACCAACAGCAACAGGCTTACCGAACTCCTTGACCGCAGCCTTCATCGCAGTCAACTTAGCACCAACAAGATACAACTTGCGAGTGCCATCATCTTCAGGATTGGTCGGGTCAGAGTACTCGGTGTCCAAAGTTAGAACAACCTGCAGCTGAGGCTTGCCGTCATCCCAAAACTTAGGCTCGTTAGAGTCAAAGTCGCGAACCTGAGCGGTCTCCAAAGCGGTGATAGTGCCGGTGAACGAGTCACCAATCTTCGAATCCTTGAAAGAAATCGAAGGAACCGAAACAGTTGCGAACAACGAGTTAGGGTCTGGAAGGTTTACATCAGTTACATTTACCATTTTTATTTTGCTTTCTTTGTTTTATATTTTGTGAAGTAATAACGCCGTCCGTTATTACCTTTGAATGAATGACTCAAGGTCATCCTGTTCGCTCTGCTCATACTTTTTACAGTCGAAACAGAACGAAGCCTTTGGTTGCTTTTCAATGACAGCATCCCAGCCAACAATCTCAGCTGCGTCAATCATCACCTCAAGCGCTGCAAGAGCCTCCATGGCAACCTGCTCATCATACCGAAGCATGACAACTTGTGCATCTTTCAAATCTTTATCCCTAGGTAGGAAAGTAAGACTAACATGTGTAACGTTATAGCCTTTCTTTTTCCATCCGAGACCATACAGCATAGCCTGAATGCGATACTGCTGCTTAATTTTGCCCCGCTCAGCCTCACCAAGCGCCTTAGCACCAACAACTTTCCAATCGTTGACGATGATTGTATCGCCGCGAACCGTAAAAGCTGCCATGTCACATGACCCACCAAGTTCCAAACCCTTGTAAGAGTGCACGTGCAAACGATTCTCAAGCATGTAGTCGTTAGCCCAAGGTTGCACATCAAAGCCATCCTCTAACGCCTGATGTACTGCCGTGCCAATGAATGGGTACCAACCACCTGAGATGTCTTTAGGTTTCTGAGCCAACTTACGAGCCACACACTTGCGACAGTCAGAACCAACCTCAGAAATACCAATGGCTCTCTGATGCGAACGCTCAGTGATATACAAGTCTTGAATGCGGTGCATCCAACGTGAAGCCGTCTCATGAGCGTCTTGGTCTTCGTCGGTGTAATCAGAAGGGTTCACATCCAAAATCTTTACAGGCATTACGCCACCTCGTCTCTTTCCAAAACTCTAACATCAGCCTCAGACATTCGACGCCTCTTATTACGCAACATCAACATACGCTCACGCGGGCTAGTGCCACCCCAAATACCATGAGTCTCATTATGTTTCAACGCATACTCCAAACAAGCATCACGAATCTCACACTCCGTATTACACAACCGTTTAGCTAAACCAACCTGCTCCTGGTCACCATAACCAAACGAATCAGCAATATCAAAACCAAACTTCTCAGCAAAAAACATGTCCGGAGCACTAGCACAAGGAGTCTGACCGCCAGCAACCTCAAACGCCAACTCAGCCAACCGTGCAGCATCAGCGCCACGACGGTCAAGCATTCTGCTCAATCTCATCCGCAACAGCACGCCAAAAGTTAGAAGGCTCCATCTTCATCCCACGAGCAATATCATTCACCATAGCAAACGAAGGAACCTTAGAACCCTTCTCAATCTCACTAAGGTAAGCCCTAGAAATAGGCACACTATACGCAAGGTCAACATTCCTCAAACCCCTATCCCTACGCAACTTACGAATCGTAAAACCCAACACAGCGTTATCTCTCACAGCTGTAACTCCTTCTTAACAAACTCCCAAAACCTATCAGGGTCAACAATAATCTCCGGCTCAACAATCTCACCAGACACAGAGTCACGACGAGGACGCTTACGCTCCTCCATAGGCTTCGACCACGGCTTAGGCGTAAACTCACCATTCCTACGAGACTCCATGTAATGCGGGTTACACAACCCACGAGCCTTATGCTTACGCCCACAACCATCCATCAAACACACATCATGCTTATGATTAGCCATCACTTCTCTCCCTTATTCAAACGGGCAAGAATGTCACGCCCAAACTCAACACCACGCGAACCATCCAACAGTTCACGAGTAACCTTATACCTCTTAGACACCTGCTCCAAAATCGCTTGGTCAATCGTATCCTGAGCAATCACATTCCAAATCGTCACATGGTGCATGTTAGACGCACGATGCACACGGTCCTCAATCTGCTCAATACGGTCAGGGTCATACGGGCTATCCAACAAAATCAAATCATCGGCAGCATCCAAATTGATACCAACACCCATAGACCCAGACAACAACACCACACGCAACCCGCCCAGCTGAAACTCACGCTGAATCAACGTGCGGTGACCATCATTAGTAGAACCATCCAACACAGCACACTCAACACCGCGAGCATCCAACTCAGCCTTCAACCAGTGAAGAACTTTCGAGAACGACGAGACGATAACAACCTTCGCACTGTTATCCGCAAAGTCATCCTGTTCAATAAATCCACGCTCACCCAACCACTCCAAAAGCCAATCGAGCTTGGCAGATTCACCACCGACCACCGGCTCCACCGCACCCTGAACATCCTCACGCCAACTACATGTGGATAACTGGCGTGCACGAAGAGCAAACACCATCGCCTCCCCACTATCACGCTCCTCAACCTTAGCGTCATAAATCTTCCTCACACTCTCCAACTGACGAACAGCATAAGCAGCCCTCTGCTCACGCCCCAACTCAACCTCAACATCCACATACCGTTTAGGAGGCAACTGCGGAAGAACCTCAGCCTTAGTGCGACGAATCATCCACTGCTTGTCACGCTCCAACCAAGCCTGCTCAGACTTCAAACCAGACGGCACCTTAATAGTGCGCGTCCGCGAAACCTTCTGCTCAGACATCCAAAAGTTTTCCTCCAACCAAGACCACTTAGAAGAAACATGCTCAGGGTAAAGAAACGCCCAAGTGCCATAACGATTATCCAACTTGCCACGGTCAGGAGTCCCAGACACAGCCACACGAAACGTATCTTTACCAAACTTCAGCTGAGACAAACCCTTCCAAAAGTTAGTCAACTTGCGCGGGTCTTTGATAGGCAACACCATATGCGACTCATCCACAACAACAGCATCATAAGGAGTGCCAGCAATCTCAGGCACACGCAACCCCTTAGCCGTCATGTCAAGGGCATTATGGTTAGCCAACACAATCACCGGCACATCACCAAACACCTGCTTGAACTGCTTAGACTTCTGAGAAGCCGTACCCTTAGACACATCCACAACACCAACGTCATAACGAGGCTTCACAAACCGTTCAATAGTGTCACGCCAAGTAGTTTGCGCGTTAACAATAGGAGTCACAATCAAAATCGTAGAAGGCTTACCAAACAACCCAGCCAACTCAAGCCCAGCCAACACTTCTAGCGTCTTACCAAGCCCAGGTTGGTCAGCGAGCAGAATCCGTCTCGAATCTTTTATCCTGCTCGCTGCAACCTGCTGATAAGGATACAAAACCTCATCAAAAAGCGTCACTTGCCAACCGCCTGCTCATAATCATGGTCACAACGACACGCACCACCAGTGCGAGCACCACACCACGAACAACCAGCACCAGTCAAACACTCACGCTCACGACACACACTGATAAGTTCCCCACAATCCTCACAAGGGTCAAGTTCCTCATCATTGACATACGTCTGCTTACCATTCAGCTCAACCCACACATGCGTCATTAGTGCACCGTCAAACGAGACTTGTTCGAACGCTTGAACATCTCAGGATAATCAGCCACATCAAAGTTTTCCTTGACATACTCAGTGTTTACAGCAGTCTCACGCCAACGAGCAATAGACGCAACCTTCGCACCATGAACCAACAACACATCCTTGGAACCAATAGCATCCTTGATAATCGCATCAATAGCATCCTTACGAGCCTTCAACGCCTTCAACTGGTCATCCAAGTCACTACGCTCAGCCAACAACTCATTAGCCAAAACCGCGTCAGCAACCTCAACAGCCTTCTTATCATCCTTAGTAGCCTTCGGCGTCCCAGTAATCAAACGCTCCTTAGCCTCAGCCACAAGGACACCATACTCTTCAATGCTTTTCATGCTTTACTCCTTTACTTGCTTTTCAATAATGTCTAACAGAACTGCTTGCGTAACAAACCTAGTGTTATCCGACTCAGGTGTCAAGAACCCAACATGAAACATGCTCTTGATAGTGCGACCCTGATGAATAGTCATAGCAACATCACCACGAACCCACGCACCCTCATACATAAAGTTGTCACCCACATACTGCTTCCATCCGTGAAACAACAACGAATCACGAACAACCTTGTTCAAATCTTTTTTCATGTGCTATCCTTTCAATACACCTTTGGTCGGGTGTAAAAGCTCTTACCTTTCGGGAGCAGTTGGTCACGAAACCCCCTCAGCAAATAACGGCGAGGGGGTTTCGTCTTACCCACTACAAACTAACGTCATCCTCATAACAGGCTTCACAACCAAAACCCTCAACAGGAGTCGAATCATCCTCCCAAAAAATGTGATACGGCAACGACGCAACATCCGTAACCACAGGAATACGATTCACAAACCTGCCAGACCCAAACGACGTATCCTTACGACACCACACGCATAGGTCACCCATGTTCACAGGCTCAACTATCAAACTCATACTTCCTCCACACCATCCTCATCAATGATGAACGTGCGAATCTCAATCTGAGACATCTGAGCAATCATGTCACGAGCCCGCTCAGCCTGCTTATTACGCTTACGAGTAATGTAACGAGCAAACGCCAACTTATCAAAATCGCCCTCAGCGTCCAACTTATCCCAGTCCTTCTCCAACCAGTTAGTCGTATCAAACAACTCAACCTGCTCAGTTCCCCAAGTGCCATACACAGACACATACAAGTTCTTCTTACCCATCACTTACTTCTCTCTAATAGTTGATTCAAAACAAAAACCTCTAACAAAGCAGGGAACAACGGGTCACCACTCATGTGCCACGAATCATCACCAGCAGACAGCACGTTATAGTCATCATTAGACAGGGACACAGAAATGTAAACATCAGTGATAGTCGCCCCATCCTCATAAATGTAAGCAGTGAGTTGTTTGCCAGTGCTAGAGCCATCACCATACTCGTCAGCATCCCAAAGATTGAACGTAACCTCCATCAGTTCTTCCCCATCACTTGCTCAACAAACACGTCAATGTGAGTCAGAGTCTCATCCTCTTGACGTTGAACAACCTCATCCCACTGCTCATCAGTGAACTTCACATCATTGTTATCTTCAACATCACCTTTAGTCCACCAACCAACAAGGGCAATAACCTCATCTTGGTCATAAGCAGACAACCAACGCACAACATCTTTTACAATCACTTTTTTCTCCTTATAGGTCGGGTGTAACTTGTTTACTTCTTCTCGTTCAACGGTGGAACAGCACCAACAGGAACAGTCGCCAACTCATCAGCTGACAAACCAAACCCCTGCTGGTCATTCAAAATCATGCGACACACAAGCACAGCCGTGCCAAACCAACTAATGTCATCCCAACGGTCATTCTTCTTCACATAATCAGGGCGAACAGTCAGCCAAGTTGGCTCCCAAACCTTCGTCACATACCCAGCATGCTTATCAATCTGCGACTCCAACCAAGAACACACATTCTCAGAAGTAAACCGCGACAACACAGTCATACCATTCGACTTCTCAAGGTCATTAGCAGAGGTCTCAGCAATCGGGAACTCACGGTCAAGGTCAGTCATACGATAAACACCAGTCTGAACACCATTACGTTCAATCCAAGCCTGAACCACAACTTTGCGGTAATAAGACGTGCCACCAAGTTGAATAGAACCAAACGGGGCAAGGTGAGAACGCGAATCAGTGCGCCAATTACGCAACTGATTCATGGTGAAATGTGTAGCGTCTGAAACTTCTTTAGCGGAGAGCAGGTCTCCGTAAGTAGGGTGAAAGTGGGGCAATTTGTCTCCTTTGAGTAAATGAGTTGAAGTCACTGCGACATCAACTAAATGCTATTTTATGGGGTATTTTTGTTGTTTTGGAACATTTGCTAAAAAAAGTTTGAAAAAAAATCCCTTATTTTTAGCGGTTTTCAGATTATTTGTATCTATTTCTAAGTCGGTCTATATAGTGAGAAAAAAAAACCTACTCAATGATTATCTAGTAGTTTAGTAGATTTTATTTTCTACATAGGCGAAGCGACTACGGATTTTGAAAAAAGTTATCCACAGGTTTATCCACAGGCTAGAACAGTTGTGGATAACTCAGCAAACCACGCACCACGTTCACGGGGTCTGCGTCATCTGCGTCAAACAACACACGCAAAAACCTATCCTCCCCGCAAGACGGGCAAAAACTGACGTCATGGACATTCGGGCTAATCCACCCGCAAGAATCGCACTTCATTAGTAAGCCTCCAAATCTTCAACAGGTTCAATAACCCAAGGGGAATGGGATTTCGGGGTAACGCCAAAGTGGCGTCTCGCATAACAAAACTCTCCCGTCAAAATCGCGGTCATGTCTTGCTGGCAATAAGCACAAAACATTAGATAACCCCCCTATAAAAATCATCCACAGGGTTCTCATCAAATCCACGGCGAGCAATAAAATCTTCCAAATACATGGAAGCAATACGCAACCGTTCAACAACAGGCAAGTTATCGGATTCTAAAACATCTTTGATTTTGATTAGGTCGAAAGTGTCATCAAGCGTTATCTGGTCATTCATTTGGTTACGCCTCCTCAGCGTGTAAAGGTTCAGTTAGAAAGAAACCACAATCAGGGCATTCCGTCCGGTGGAGCGATGGAAAAAATACTTCGGAACAATAAAGGCAAACAACAGGCATTAGTCTTGCTCCTCCGTGAGTTGCTGGTAAGCGCGGTAAAACTGTTGGTTGTAATACGTGTAAAGGTCATAGCGCATAAGGTCAAGAATCCCCGAATCATGGTCTCTCAGGTCGCGCCCCGAATCCCAAGAATCGTAAGGCAACTCTCGCCACTCCTCCACAATCTCAGAGTTATAAACAGGCACCTCACTATCGGCATACTCGGTTAGCGCGTCATCAACAAACGGGTGGTCTTGAATGTTCGCAAGGTCATCAGAAACAATCTTCAAAATCTCGGTGTAAGTGGTAAGCATTGGTTTAGTCTCCTCTAGTTATAGGTCGGTGTAACAGGGTCTAAGGTTTCGCAAGTCTGGCAGATAGTAGCCTTCTCAACCCTCAACACTAGGTTGCGGGTAGTGTCACGGCTAAAGTCGTTCATCTCCTCCCCGCAAATCGCCAGTTTGCGGTTATCCGCGGTCGGGTAGTGATAAACGGCGTCACTTAGTTTCTGCGGGTAAACATGGCGGGCAATAACCCGCCTCCAATCGCTAGACTTGCTTAGTGTCGTTGGCATTGATAGCCCCCTCTCGTTTCAAGGCAAACGCCTCTTGTAAAAAGTAGCGTTCATGGAACCCGCAAAGAATCAGCGGGGTAGTGCTACCATGCCACACGGTGAAACGGTCTTCTGAATGGTTATCGCTAGGGAACTGGCATGGCTTAGGCATTAGCCAACACCCCCGCGCGTCCCTCAACAAACGAGCCATCAGAATAAACAGTCACTTCACGGAAATAGTGGCGTGCCTTCTTGTCGCGCGAATCAGTCAAGCAAACAGCAAAGTCACGAATCGCGACACGGTAAGGCGTCATAGGTAGCGAATCCATAAGAATCGCGTGAAGGCGGGCAACAGTGGTCTGGGTAGCCCAGCCAGCAGTCGTTAGATAAACGCGGTCTTGGTAAAGTGTGGCGATGTGGTTGCCGTGGTAGTAAACCTCCACGTGGTCATCGTAAACCGTGGCAGTTGTATTATGCGCGATGGTCTTGCGGTAACGTTCGCCAACTAGGCGGGTAAGGTTGCCATAGTTCATAACTGGCAGTTTCAAGTTAGACATCTTTTTATCCTTTGGTCATTCGGTCAGTTGGTTGTGTTGCCTTGTTGCTAATAGAAACTCTATCACATAAACGCCTCATTGCCTAATCGTGTCAACATTATTTAGGTAACAGTTCTATAACGGTCATTTAGTCGCGGGAGTCTCAGATTTCATCCCTAGCGATTCCCTATCACAATCTCAGAAAATTAGCAATTCGTGACAAGGGGGGCTTGTCTAACAGCATGGCTAACAGGGCAAGCCTCGCAAAGCCCCGCCAGCCACGCCACAAACAGGGCAAGACGCGCAAGGCGAATCCACCCGACCCCTTTCTATGCGGGGCATAAAAAAATCCCTGCCAGCCTCAAGGGGGTTGAGACTGGCAGGGAAACTTTTTTTGGATTTAGCTGTACATCAACTCCCCGAAGATTGCCAACTGGATGATGTGGTCTCCCACACACTCATCAGAACTGTCAAGGTCTGTCAAAGGGTAACTACCGCAGTGAGTGCGCTTGCCCTCGGAAGCGAGGCGGTAACCGCGTGCTAGGTCTTCCAGAGTCACCGTGTACCACTTGCCCTCGTAGTAGTCGTGGACTTTGAAGGCGCGAGGCTTAGCCCCGTAGAGTTCGATGCCGTGGTTGTTGGTGGCGCGGAGTTTGTCGCACCAGTGGGTCATGCCTGAGCCGTCTGAGCCCCAGAGCGCGTTCCAGAGTTCTTGGTATGAAACCTCGGTGCTGACGGTGAAGGTTGCTGGGTTGGTGATGGTGGTCATTGTCTTGCCTTTCTAAGTTGGGTGGGTGAGCAGTTATTAGCCATGCTCAGGGACTTGGGGGGTCTTACGCTGGGTCAACTTCTACGTTGTCCTGATTGGCTGAGCCAACGCCGTCACCGTTCAGGGTCACGTCTGGGTGCCAAGCAAGGTCAATCTCCAAATCGGTGATGTCGGTGTTCTTTGGCACGGTCACCCATGCCGAGTATGTGGCAGTGAAGGTGACTTCGATTTCCTCAGTCTGCTTCAAGTCAATCTCAAGGTAGTTGGTAAGTTCTTCCCAGAAGATTTCTTCAAGTTCGCTCTCGGTCCATTCATCGCGGTCAATGCTCCCCTGGATGAACTCAGTCACGCTCTTGATGTTGGTCTTGAGGCGTTCAGTCTCAGACTTCAGGATTGCGTTCTCAGCCTTGAGGTTCGCGTTCTCAATCGCAAGTTTGTCTGACATGACTCGCATGTTTCCTAGGCAGTCAAGGCTTCCGCACCAGCAGTTGCCGTCTTCGTTGATGTGTTCGCTCTCGGCTGGTGTGACATCGAAAGCCTCTGCCACTTCGTAGCCTTCGCCTCCGATAGCAATGATGTATTCCTCAGCCTGTGAGCGGGTAGTGAAGGCTGGAATGTGGGTAATGGTGTTGCCGTTCTTGGTGATTACGAACTTGGTCATTTGTCTTACCTTTCATCTGAGGGAGCCCCCTTGGCTTCCTTCACTATCAAAGGTAGCACACAATCACCTCATCACCTAATCGTCTCAACATTCTTTTATAACAGTTCTATAACATCCCCTAGGGGGGGGGCATCCCCTCAAATCCCAACAAAGGGGCATCGGGGCAGTCTCGGCATGTTGTGAAGGCGATTCCAGCCGCCCCCTATACTTAGCTGCACTTCCCCAGATTTTCAAAAATCAGTACTTGTCTATCGTTCATGCTATTATCGAAGCATGGAGACTGTTATTTTGACTTTGGTTGGTTTGGCAAGCTTGTTGACTTTGACTGCTTTTATTTTGGGGATGTTGGGTGATTTGAATGGCGAGGATTAGTGACCATCCTGTTCGCTTGGCGAGGATTACTGCTGGGTTGTCTCAGAATCAGTTGGCTCAGCGTGCTGGTGTGCATCGTTCGGCTTTGACGGCTATTGAGGATGGGCGTACTCGTCGTCCTTCTAAGGTTTTGTTGGGGACGTTGGCGTCTATTTTGGATGTTCCTGAATCGTTTTTGGAGAGTGAGATTGAGCGGTGGTTGAGCAATCCTCAGTTGACGAACCTGTCACCGGCTGCGAAGAATTTGTTGGAGGTGCCACCGTATGTGCTGAGTCAGTATTATCCATCTTTCGCGTTGTGGCGGATGGAGTTGGCGAAGACGCCTACGGCGTTTGCGAGTATGTTGCGGATAAATCCTGCGACTGTCCGCGATTACGAGTCTGGTAAAACTCAGTCGATGCCTGATGTGATGTCGGGTAGGTTGTTGACGGTGGTGGGTGTGACTCCGGAGTATTTGGTTGAGTTGGAGGGGTTGCCACGTGGATGAGTCTAAGTTTGATTCGCGGCTTGGTGAGGCGCGTAAGACTAAGGAGCAGTTGCTTTTTGAGCGTGTATTGGCATCTGCTATCAGTGCGGACCGGCAGGGTTTATTCTTGGAGGTTCAGGTTATTTTGGACCAGGATGCCGAGCTTACAAAGGAAGACGTGGAGCTTGTCTGGGGGTCAACGAAGTTCCAGCGTTCTTTGTCTGATAGGGGTATTAAGACTACCAGTAATCCTAATCTCACGCTCCGGCAGGAGCAGTTCCTTCAGGCGTATTTGAATCCTTTGAATCTTTTGAGCCCTCAGGTGTTGGCTAAGCGGATGAAGATTAGCTTGACTGAGATTGATGGTTGGATGCGTCAGAAGGAGTTTGCTTCTGCGATGACTGTGAAGTCCAAGGAGAATTTAGAGAAGTTTTTGCCGATGGCTGACCAAGCGCTGGGTCAGTTGGTTCAGCAGGGTGATATGAAGGCTATTACTTATGTGAATCAGATGACTGGGCGTTTTGACCCTAATGCTAAGGCTAATTTGGATGTGCCTGCGTTGTTGATGCAGGTGCAGGATATTATTTTGCGTCATGTGTTGGACCCTGCGATGAAGCGTAATATTGCTAGGGAACTTATTGCACTTGCGTCGGGTCAAAGCCATTTTGGTGCGGTTTCTGAGCCGGTTGGTGATAGTATTGCTATTGAGACGGTACGAGTAGATTAACTTTAAGGACTTTTATGTCGTATACGACTACTACACGTC